TGTTAGCCCTGAAGTATCTAACGTTCTTGAATTTACAGCTGGTTTCCGTGCAGACACTACTGCCGATGAGAATCGTGGAACAGCTGGCGCAGTTAAGGTTGGACAAATCAGCAAGAAGCTTGATATTTATGTCGATCCTTACTTCCCAAGAAACGTTGTTCTTGTTGGCCGTAAAGGTAATAGCTTCCTCGAAAGTGGATATGTCTATGCACCTTATGTGCCTCTACAAGTCACTCCAACCATTTTTGGACCAGAAGATTTCGTGCCTCGTAAGGGCGTCATGACTCGTTATGGTAAGAAGATGGTTCGTCCTGACATGTACGGACTCGTAATTGTTGAAGATCTACTAGGTTAATTTTAAAAATTAATTAAAACTCTTCGAGCCCTGGCTTTCTTGCGGAAGTCAGGGCTTTCTTTTTTTCCATTTAAGAATAAGATTTACTATTTACTTCACAGGAGAGTATAACATGGCAGTCCCAGTATTAACACCAAAACAACAAACAAGCATTATTGCGCTTCCGGTAACTGGCACACATTATGACTCTGCTGCTGCTTGGGCATCCGTCGCTCAATTACCATATGGGGTGTATACCGGTTCCGCTGATTTTGTTTCGGGGGCTGTCGATCAAGTTTCTTTTACATACAAGATGCTCGGCGGAGATGTTTTAGATATAGAGTTAAGTTCTTCGAATGTGTACGCATCTTATGAAATTGCTACTTTAGAGTATTCCTACATAGTTAATAATCATCAGGCAAAAAATGTCTTAGGGGACCTCCTTGGGGCCACCACTGGCACATTCAATCATGATGGAGATTTAAAGGCTGGCGCATTATCATCGAGCCTGGAGGGCACTCATGCATCTCTTAAGTTGCCCAAATTTACATTTGGGTATAGTAAGAAAATCTCTAATGGGCTTGCAGACGGTGCAGCCCTCGGAGATACACGAATATATTCGGCATCAGTCACTTTAGAATCTGACGTTCAACATTATGACTTACAGAAGATTGTCCAAGATGCTTCTACTGATGGTTCTGACATTGGACAAGCATTTGCAAACAATGTAGACAATAAGAGGATAGAGGTAAGGAGAGTATATTACAAATCACCACAAGCCATGTGGAGGTTTTATGGGTATTATGGCGGCTTAAATGTAGTAGGAAATTTACAGAGTTATGGACAATATTCAGATGATTCTTCTTTTGAGGTAGTTCCTACTTGGCAAAACAAAGCACAGTCAATGGCGTTTGAAGACGCACTATATACTAGGGCATCTCATTATTCTTACGAGATTAGAGACAACTGGATGACCATTTATCCTTCTCCAGCTGACCCCGGTACAGGATCTCCTCAAAAAATATGGTTTCAATTTAGTATTCCGGAAGATGCTTTTGCAATTGACCCAACTCGTAAGGACGGCACAGACGGGGTAAACAACTATAATACTTTACCATTTGGAAATATACCGTATGAAAACATTAATTCAATGGGCAAGCAGTGGATTAGAAAATATGCCCTAGCTACATCCAAAGAGATGCTAGGCCAAATTAGAGGAAAATTTGCCACAGTTCCAATTCCAGGGAATGAAGTAACGTTGAATTCCGCAGAACTCACAACTCAAGCAAAGACTGAGCAAGAATCTCTCAAGGCGGAGTTGACGACCCTTTTAGACGAACTAACATATCAGAAATTAGCAGAAAAAGATGCGCAAATGGCAGAGAATGCTCAAAAGGTCCAGACATCAGTTCCTATGAACATTTTCGTTGGATAGGAGGCAAAAAATGGCTGATGACAGCAACAAGTGGGACCAACCCGAGAATCCTCCACCGCCAATGTTTTTTGGCAAAAAAGAGAGAGATTTAGTTAAACAAGTCAATGATGAATTAATTGAACGAGTTATTGGGCAAACAGTAATATACTATCCTATTAGCATAGAGAGGACAGACTTTCATCGCCTTTATGGTGAGGCCATAAAGAAAACTTTCCTACCTCCAATCCGAGTGTACGCTCTGGTAGAATTCGGAGGAATAGATACGACTATTGTAGATTCTAATTTAGATAAATTAGCTGAAATCACAGTCCATTTCCACCAGAGAAGATTGCAAGAAGATCAAGACCTCTTTGTTCGTGAAGGTGATTTTATTTTGTATGGCAAGAGCTATTACGAAATAGTTAAACTAAGTACGAATAGAGAACTGTTCGGTCAAGCAGCACACAGGGTAGAAGTATCAGCGGTGTGTTATAGGGCACGAAAGGGAGTGTTTGATGGTGAATAGAAATGACTAAAGTAGACGACGAAGAAAGAACCATAATACCATTCGAACCATCAACAATCGAAACTATAGACCTGGCGACCTATAAATGGGTAGACGAAGTTATGAACGTATTCGCTAGTAGTAATGATGGGTTTAAGAAAGTTCCGTGTATATGGATAGCTGGAGAACGAGCATATCAAATAAAGAACAACAAAGACTTAAGAGACGACTCTGGGGTTATTATATATCCTTTGATAACGGTGGGGCGAGACTCGATGTCCAAGACACCTGGAGACAAAGGAATGTTTTATGGCCAAATTGATCCTAAGTCCGCCGACCCTGTCAATGGTCACTTCAAAGGAGGTTCTATTGAGATAGCCCGTAGGATAAAACAAGACAAAACTCAGAACTTTTTAAATGCGGACTCTGCCAGATTATCTGGACCTATTAATAACCCCACTATCGGACACGGACAGCCAAACTTCCCAAGTAAGAAAAAGAATAAAAAAGTGGTATATGAATTGATTTCCGCTCCCATGCCAACCTCTGTCACTGTTAACTACTCCATGACAATCACCACAGAATACCAGCAGCAGATGAACGAGATTATGCAACCGTTTATTACTAAAACAGGAAATATAAATTATCAAGTTATTAAAGACGAAAAGCATCAATATGAACTTTTTGTGCAGCCAGACTTCAGCCAGAATAATTCGTTTGATGACTTGGCGGAAGAAGTTAGAGTGTATCGAACTGTTTTTAATTTTAAAGTGTTGGGGTATCTAGTGGGCGCAGACAGTAATCAAGAGACGCCAAAAATTGTCATAAGAGAGTCTGCCGTCAAAGTCGCAACCCCCCGAGAGCGCACAGTCTTTGAGGATGAGCTACCTTGGAGAACTGGAAAATTGCCAAGATAAAGAATCCAAAGGACTTTTCAGTGCAAAGCGCACTATTTATAAAAGACCAAAAGTAATAGATTCTACTAAGGAGAACCATTAAATGCCTATTGATAAATTTAAATTTGTATCCCCCGGAGTTCAAGTCGCAGAAATTGATAACTCGCAGTTACCTGACACCCCCGCAGAAGTCGGCCCAGTAATTGTTGGCCGATCACGACGTGGTCCTGCATTGCGTCCTGTACAGATAAATTCAATGTCCGAATTTGTTGAAGTATTCGGCAATCCAATCCCCGGCGGCGAGACACAAGATGCATGGAGATCCCCTGATGGCGTAGCTACTGCTTATGGAACTTACGCTGCCCAAGCATACCTTAGAAACAGTTCTCCAATTACTTATGTTCGTCTCTTAGGCGAAGCAAGTCCGGCAAACGCAAACGCCGGTGCAGATGGCGGTACAAAAGCCGGCGGCAGCGCTGGTTGGAAAGTCGGAGTTGCTCCTACTGACGCTTCGGTTGGTGGAGCATTCGGTATCTTCCTAATAAACTCAGGCTCGGATATATTTTCAAATACGGTTGCTGGGGCTACACCAGTTACCGGATGTTTGGCCGCTATCGTTTACGCCAACACTGGATCTTTTCAAGTATCTGGCACAATCGGTGGCTCAGGCATCGCCGGTCAAGCTTCAAACATTTTAGCGAAATCAGATACTAGTGGAAGGCTGATCATTAAATATCAAACTGACGCCACAACTGGGATTGGAGCCCTAAACCCTTATGACAATAATACAGCCGATAAATCCATTGTCGTTAGCTTTAACAGAAGTGACAAGGATTATATCCGCACCAAAATGAATACGAACCCCACACGTATCAATTCCGATGTCACTACAACAGCCGGACTAGAAACTTATTTCTTAGGAGAGACATTTGACGCTACCGTCGCCACTTACGCCGCATCGGCCTCAAATGGGTCTGAGTATTATGCTTATATTGCCCCTCTTGAGAGTGGAAGTGTAATACAAAACAGCCAATTAAGAAGCAATAAAAAGGCTCGAACCGGCTGGGTGATCTCTCAACACATTGGGGTTTCAAGCTCTTTCAATCCTGCCGAAAAGCAAAAACTGTTTCGACTAGTGGCCCACGGTGGTGGTGAGGACATTTCTCAACGGTATAAAGTTTCGATTACAGATATCAAAGCTGCAACTAATGAGTTTGATGATTATGGAACCTTTACTGTTGAAATTAGAAGAGCATCAGATTCTGATGCTGCTCCGCAAGTTGTGGAAGTGTACCCTCTCTGCAACTTAAACCCTGCTTCATCAAATTATATTGCTAAAGTTATTGGGGATAAGTATGTTGATTGGGATAACGATAAGAAATATTATCGTGAATTAGGAAATTACAATAATCGATCCAAATTTTTCTATGTCGAAATGAACGGCGATGTTGACCGTGGTACAATTTCTAATGCACTATTGCCGTTTGGCTTCTTCGGACCAGCCAGGCATCGAGGTTTTGCACTAGTCACTTCGGCAAGTCATCCAACTCTATTTGGAAACATCCTCTCCACTGGCCCCGGAGCCGGCAATAACCTGGCCGTCTTTGTCAGTCCGTCAGGATCGATCTCGGCAAACAGTGATGTTGATGGTACGAGTTATGTTTATGGAGGCGACGTGAATGGACACTTTACTGCTTCTTATATGTTCCCATCTCCTCTGACAAGAGCGAACACTGGCCAAGGAGACCTATCAAGCCCTAAAGATGCTTATTTTGGAATTACGACCGGTCGTCCGTCAGCATATGATACATTTGATTCATCTTATATTGACATGGTGCGCTGCCTACCAGACGGATATTCCGATCAGGATGGAGCCTCAGAAGCTGTGCAGTCCAATTCTAGTTTATCTACAGGCGAATTAGAGTATTCCTTTGTCTTTTCGTTGGACGATCTATCACAAACGACTGCTGGTGCTGCTTGGGCCTCGGGAACTATGGCAGGAGGGACTTCAATGAATAGTTCTTCTTACAACCGATGCTTAGCACTTGAATTTAATAAATTCACATTGCCCCTTGTCGGTGGATTTGATGGCCTTAATATTGAAGAACCAGAGGCATTTAATAACACAAGAGCGCTTGCATCTGGTGAGTCTTCAACTACAAGTTACGCAGTTTATTCTGCCAAAAAGGCATTTGACACTGTGTCCGACCCTGAAGTTGTTCAGTGTAATATGATGACAATTCCTGGAGTTAAATCTACAAGCATACAGACTCACATGATTAAGATTTGTGAAAATAGGTCTGACGCTTTGGCTTTGATTGACCTCGATGGAGATTATGTCCCTCAGTATGAGAACGCAAATGATGCGTCGGCTCGCAGAGGAAACGTCCAAACAACCATCGACAACCTAAATGCTAGGGCTCTTAACACAAGTTATGCTGCTACTTACTATCCTTGGGTTAGTATTGTAGACTCTGAGACCGGATCTCCAATTTGGGTTCCACCGACTGTGCCGGCCATTGGTACATTATCGAGTGCCCAGAGAAGGTCCGAATTATGGTTTGCTCCGGCTGGATTCACACGAGGTGGATTGACAGAGGGAGCCGCAGGCGTACCAGTTACGTCAGTGTCTCAACGTCTACGTCAAAAGGATAGAGATGATTTGTATGCTGCAAACATCAATCCTATTGCTCAATTTCCAGCAGAGGGTATTGTCATTTTCGGGCAAAAGACTCTACAAGTGACTCCATCAGCTTTGGATAGAATTAACGTAAGAAGGTTGATGATTCACGTAAAGAGAGAAATTTCCTTTATCGCATCTAGATTGTTATTCGAACAAAATGTTCAAGCTACATGGGATAGATTCACAGGACAAGTTGCTCCATTCTTAGACAGTATTGTTGCAAGAGAAGGTTTAATGGACTATCGTGTAATCCTTGACGAGAGTACAACTACTCCCGATCTAGTTGATAGAAATATTATTTATGCAAAAATCTTCTTGAAGCCAGCCAAATCTGTAGAGTTCATTGCGATTGATTTTGTTATCACACGCACTGGCGCAGGATTTGAGGATTAAAAGGGATAAGAATACTACTTAGACTATAACAAGGAGAAGTTACAAATGAGTTTCTGGTACGATAAACAACTACAACCTAAAAGGGCATATAAATTTTTGCTCAGCATTAACGGTGGCAACACTTCAATTAAAGAATTTTTAATCAAGAAAGTTACAAAACCATCTTTTTCTGTATCTCAAAGTGAGCATAAATACCTAAATCACACATTTTATTACCCAGGAAAGGTAACGTGGAACGAAGTTCAATTTACAGTTGTGGACGTAGTTGATCAAACTGATGACGCAACCGCTGCTGTAATGTCAATTTTCGCCGGCAATCCCGATCAAGCTGGAGATACCGGCATGGGATATCAATCTCCAGTAAACTCCGGCGTAACTTCTACTATCTCTAAAGATAAATCTGTTGCTGCAATGGGTAACATTATTATTCGTCAAATTGATTCTGAAGGTCGAAATGTTGAGGCATGGAAATTGCACAATGCTTGGATCAAGGATGCTAAATTTGGAGAATTGGACTACGGTTCAGAAGAAATGTTAAACGTTGATGTAACTTTAGTGTATGATACAGCTGTATGTGAAACTGCGCAGGGCAAATTCCCTTCTAATGCAATATCACAAAGACTATTGTAAAAATAATACGAGGTATATATGCCAAGAAATAAGGCACGACTTACAAATAAAACAGAAAACAACTCTACTCCTTCCACCACTGACAACAAAAAGTCTCTTTTTGATTTCGTAACTCCTACGGAATTTGTGAATCTTCCCACGAAAGGGCGATTCTACCCAGAGGGACATGTTCTCCACAATGTTGAAACTATTGAAATTCGACATATGACTGCTAAAGATACAGACATCTTAACTTCTAAAGCGCTGCTTAAGAAGGGTGTCGCCATCGATAGAATGCTTGAGAATGTAATTGTCGATGAAAATGTTCAAGTGGATGATCTATATATTGGTGACAAGAACGCTTTGATTCTAGCTTCTAGAATTAACGGCTTCGGCCCTTACTATGAGGTAAAGGTTACATGTCCTAGCTGTGGGGGCACTTGTGAACATACTTTTGACCTTAACGAGTTAGAAGAAAAAGATCAGGAAGATGTAGAAATTTCGGATAATGGTACTGTGATGATTACATTACCAAAATCTGAAATCGAAGTAGAATGCCGACTCTTGACAAGTCGAGATGAGAGGCAGATGGTGGGCACCGCAGCGAAAAAGAAAAAGCTGAATCTTGGTGACTCAACATTGACAGATCAATATAAAATGCTCATTGTTTCCCTTAATGGCGAAATGGATAGGGGGTTGGTTGAAAAGTTTATCGAAGTGATGCCTGCATATGACGCAACATATTTGCGTAAAACATATGAAGAGGTAGTTCCGAATATTGACACAACAAATGAAATTGTTTGTCAACATTGTAGCACGGAATCCACGGTTGATATGCCCTTTTCAGCCAACTTTTTTTGGCCTCAATGATCGTTATATAGAGAATGTTTACGAACAATTCTTTGTACTACAATATCATGGAGGCTGGAGCTTCACCGAGGCATATAATCTGCCGATAACACTAAGAGAGTGGTTTGTTGAGAGACTTGGAAAGCAGTTTCAAGACGAGAAAGAGCAAATAGAATCTTCTCAGAGAAAAACAAACAGAAGATAATTAAGCTATCTAGCGTGGTGGTTTTTTATTTTGTTTAAAGACTAATTATAGTGTTAGGAGAATGCTATGTCAGATAAAGAACTGTCACCCATTGTTATTGATTTTGCAACCGAAGGAAAAGAACTGAATGAAAGTTGGCTTGGCCTCTTCGGGATGGGGATAAAAGAAATCATCCGAGGCTTATTCGGTCAATCCACAGTCCCTGTATCTGTTCGTGGATCAAGATCTGATGTTGACTCATTCACTACCGCACTTAGGGGTGAAAAGCGATATATCGAAGCCGCCAAGAAATATGGCCTAGATAACCCACGCACATTCAAAAACAAAGCACAATTAGACTCAGCAATTTCACAGTTCGAAAGACATACCGGAATTAATTGGCCAATTAAGTAAGGAATGAAGAAATATGTCTACTCCCGATATTAAAGCACAAGAGGCAGTCAATAAACTCTTAAAAGAGGGGGCATCGACTGCGGAGGACCAAAAAAAATTATTTGAGGCACTTAATGATATTCATGGCCGCACCACAGACTATTTCGATAAACAGTTAGAGATTTTAAACGAAATTGCCGCACAGACAGGTACACGTGGAGATACCCTCGCCGCAGAAGAAGCTCAACTCCGCAAGAATATATCATTACTACAAGACAAGTTAAGAGAAGAAAAGGCTGGCACCGATGCGTTCAAAGCGACCATAGGGTTACTTCAAGAAGCCTTTAAAGAACAAGAGAAACTCAACAAGAAACAAGCCGAGTTTAACGAAGGCCAGCAGATAGCTTACGATGGTGCCCAAAAAATGGTCAAGATCTTTTCCTTGTCTGGCCGAACATTCCAAGAGTCTCTCGTTGGAAGGGCTGAAAAATTCGGAAAATCATTAAAAGAATCACCCGAAAAATTTAAGGAGGGTCTTACAGCCGCTCAACCCGTTGCCTCCGCTTTATCTGGTATTTTTGATAAAATTGTTGAATCAACGCTATTCTATGCCACAGCCTTTGATCGGCTAACCTCGGAACTTAACAAATCTACCGGTGCCGCAGGAGAATTTAATTCAGTTATACTGGATGCAACTGCCGGAACCGCAGCAGTTGGCGTTGGCATGGAACAAGCTGCGGCAGCGACCGGCGCATTATATACCGAATTTACAGGCTTTAATCAGGTCAGCGAAACAACGCAAAAAGAATTGATCGGAACCACCGCAACCCTTGAGCAAGTTGGGGTTGCAGCATCACTTACTGCTGAATCAATTAATTTCTTGACAAAGGGCTTGGGAATGTCTGCTACTGAAGCAGCAGCGACACAAGAACAGTTGGCTGAATTTGCGAAAGGCATTGGAGTAACTCCGGCCCTAATGGCTGAAAATTTTAAAGCATCTCAACCAATAATGGTCCAATATGGATCTGTTGTGGGTCAGCAAGTATTTGAGAAGTTATCAAAACAAGCTAAAGCTACTGGTATTGCTTTTAGTGATCTTTTATCGATTACAGGCCAATTCGACACCTTTGAAGGTGCAGCGAACGCTGCGGGCAAATTAAATGCACTTCTGGGTGGAAATCTGTTAAATTCTGTAGAATTATTAACTGCCTCGGAAGAGCAGAGAATTGTTATGTTGCGAAACGCAGTTACACAAAGTGGCCGAAGCTTTGCTTCTATGAACAAATTCGAAAAGCAATCAATCGCAGCAGCCGCCGGCATCAGTGACATGACTCAGGCAGCCAAGTTATTTGGAACAACTGACGCAGAATTCTCTGCTGTATCAGAGGAGCAAGCAAATTTAGCCGAAATGGCCGCAAAAGCCCAAAGCATGACAGATAAATTATCTCAAGCAGCTCAGCGCCTCGCAGTTGCGCTTGAACCCCTTGTAAACCTCGCAGTAGGTATTCTTGATGTCATGGTTGCGATTGTAGACAACCCCGTCGGGAACTGGTTCGTAAAAATAGCTGCTGGCGTCGGTTTGGCAGTCACGGCATTTAAACTGCTTGGACCTCTATTGGGGGTGATCAAACTATCTTTACCTTTCGTGGGTGCCTCCGCAGCATCAGCTGCACCGGGAATAACAGCAATGGGCGCAGCTTCAGCTGGCGCATCAGCTCCAGTAGCAGCATTCGGGGCTGTATTATCCACTCTTACAGTTCCAATTGCAGCCATTGCACTAGCGATTCCTCTGACTATAGCTGCCTTTGCCATGCTATTTCAGGTAATTGCTAATAATTCAGAAGCATTGGGTACTATTGTTGGAAGAATTACTATGATGTCATTAGCTCTGGGTGCATTTGCGCTTGCGTCCCCTTTCGCTACCAAAGGAGCTATCGCATTCGCCGCTGGACTAGGTGCAATTTCGTTAGCGGCAGCCACCATATCTGGAGAAAAATTGTTAGCCCTCGGAGATTTAGCGCAGGGCCTCGGATCCATTACAGAAGGGAGTGCGAACGCCTTTGCAGAGGCAATGAGTCAGTTAAATATAGCCCTAACAACTGCGAATGATGTAGGGACTGATACTCTCGCAAAAGCGACAGCCCTCGTGAGTGCAATCAACCAAAACGCACTTACAATCGCCGCACCTGCGCAGGGACCAGCTCAAACAACACAACAAACTGCCAATCCTGGTGCGGGAATGGTCGGGAATACCACCTCTGGACCCACCACTGTTGTTTTGCAGTTGAATGACCGAGAATTTGCACGGGCTGTATTAAATACATTTGATAAAAAACTGAATTTATCGATGTTGTCGTAGTTATATGAAGGAGGGATAGAGAAAAATGGCTAAGAAAAAGAAAAAAGTTGTTGATTTTCGCCACAAATATAGCTTTGGGAATCCATTTAGTGACGCCACAAACAATCAGGCTAATAAATCTCAATATATCGAATTTTATCATATTCTTTCCGGCAAATCAGTGCGTTTTAAGGCTTTTGTAACTCAATTTGAAGATCAATTCAGTAGTAACTGGAACAGCGAAGAGGTATATGGCAGGATGGACCCAATTTTGACTTTCCAGCGAACTGGCAGAGTCATACAAATGACTTTTGACGTTCCAGCTTCTTCTGTGGATGAGTCAGTTGGTAACTTAAGGAGATTGACTTCTCTTATTCAGATGTTATACCCAAGTTATGAGACTGGCGGAAACGCTTCCACAATTAAGGGATCTCCAATGGTTAAGGTTTCTTTTATGAATTGGATTTCTAATGGGTTAAGTACGCAAGGCGGAACAGGCACCGCAAAACAAAGCGGTGTCCTTGGCGCACTCGCTGGCGTTAATTTTGTTCCCGATATGGAGCAGGGAGTTATGTTTCAAGAGATTCAAGGCCAACCTATTTATGATGAAATATACCCTAAAGTGTTTAGAGTTTCTTTTCAGTTGACTGTAGTCCACGAACAAGGATTAGGTTGGTCTGGAAAAGGCGGCGCAGCCAAATTAAGAAGAAACTTCCGAAGTTTCCCATATGGAGCCACTGGGAGATATCTTGATGAAGGGTATGTAAAGCCGCCACCCCCTCAACCCGGTCATATCGCCCCAGCCGTAAATGATGGATTAATGATCGACCCAACCGCACCTCGTGACGGTAACGGAAACCCAATTGAGCCAACCAACGGGGAACCTACGAGGAGAAAGCCTCTTAGTACAACAGGACGGTTTGTTCAACGCTCTGATCAAGCCCAAATTCTTAATACTGAATCCACTCAAGCCGGACAAACCGCCACTTCCAATCGAGGAGCTACCGCAAAGGAATATCAACTGGAAGATATCGGTGACTTGAACACTGACAGCAACGGAACATCAACCCTTCGCCCGAAGAAAGGTGGTGATTTCGGACAAGCCCCAGCGGGGTAGGTAGTAAACAGATATGATTTCAAGATACGCAAATAGAAAAAAGGTTATTAACAGGTTAGCACAGTATGCCAAACTCTTCAAAGAGCGTGGGATCAAGCAAGTTAATCAATATACAACCCCAAAACTCCCTTACCCCTCTCAGGACGAGTTCAACGAGTTGAATGTTGTTAATCACTTGTGGAAACAAGGAGACAGATATTATAAATTAGCCAGTGAATATTATGATGATGCAACTTTGTGGTGGGTCATAGCTTGGTTTAATCAGACCCCGACTGAGACAACACTTCAGCCGGGTGATGTTGTCGCAGTCCCTCTTCCGTTAGATAAGATTTTAGAATATTACGATATATAATATGGCAGATAAAGGCGCAAAATGGAATGAGCAAGCATTCTTGATTGATTTCTTTGAGCAATGGCTACCGTTGCAAGAAACACACGAATATAAGAATTTCACTCAAATTACAGGAGATAATTCTGGAATTGTTAATCATATCCTGGCAAAACCAACTATTAAAAGTACCCAAACTTTTTTTAAGTTAGCCAATTCTCAACAATCACTTTTGGTTCCTCAAATCAGGATTTTTAAAGTAAAGTATGACAAGTCGGTTGATGAGTTTAACCAAGTGTTGTTCGAAAATCCAAAGATGGTTGAGTTTAAATTTAACGAATCTACAACGGTTGACAGCATTCTTAAAACCACTCGTGAAAGAGGTAGTGATGTGGGGATTAAAAGTTTCACATGGGAAGACTTAGGTACAAATCCTGCGGACTCTGGTCTAGCATTCAAAGCTGAGCTTAAATTGTACTTTCAAAGCGTAGATGCTATCTTCACTCCTAGGTCTGATGGTGTAAAATTTGCAGACTTGTTTATTCCCCCTGGCGGCCCAGCGGGAGTTAAAGTTGATTCTGAAAACAACAAACACGCATATGAAGATCAGGATTTTCAAATAAAAGCCATTGTTGGATGGGCGACACCAAATGATGCAAACAATACACTTCTTCGACCTCATCAAATAAGCGCAATAAAACAACAAAAGGTATCTCTGTTGTTGACGTTGTATGACCATACTCTAGACTTCAAGCAAGATGGGTCGGTGGATGTGTCTCTTAGTTATATGGCCGCCATCGAAGGCAGAATGAACCATTCAGAAACCGACTTATTGTACGTAGATGATGGTCAACGCAGGAACATAATTAACTTAAAGAAAACGCAGAAAGAGCTAAAAGAGGCTAAAGAGGAAAAAGCCCGAATTCTACAAGAAAAGAAAAAGCTCACTAAAATGAACGCTAAAGACCAGGAGAATCCTGATAGAAACAAGTTTGCAGCCCAAAATAGAACTCAAGCCATCTCTCTCGCCCGGAGAGCCTACGCACAAGGACAAGTCAATGACTTTGAAAAAGGGCAAATCGGCCAATATGATAAATTGATCGAACAATCCGCAGGTAACGAAGAACAAATTAAAAAACTAAAAAATCAACAGGACGAAGTCCTATTTGGAGTGGGTAAGCAAATACAAGAGAACTTCGATAACAAGAGTCGTGCCCGCCAACTTGCTGGAAGAAAAATTGTAAACAGAAACTCTTTAGAATCGATTAACGCTCAGATTGAAAGAAATCAAGCGTCCGTTGATGAAGCGGTGTTTGATCTGCGAGCTAAATCCTATTCCCGACTTCTTAGGGTCATTGCAGAAAAACAAAGAATATTCACCGTCAAATTGGATGATGCTCAAATAGAATTGTGGAAAGAATCGTTAGAGAAATATACCGAATACGAATCCGAAAAAACAAGAAACAATAAAATCATCAATAACAGACTCAGCAGTAAAGATAAGATTAAAAAAAGGTTTGGGGATGGAGCTTTATCTAATCGTTCGGAGGTCAGTTCTGAATTGGGCAAGTGGAACTCCAGCCTACTTAACAACGACTCTTCCGGGAGGCAAAAAATGATTGACTCTTTTCTCAAAAAAAATGGCCCCTCCGCTACGGCTGATACGGAAATTGACTATAGCCGAGATGGATTGACTGGTATTAAGTTCTTTTTTTTCGGAGACATCATAGAAGCGGCTATTGACATAGTTACCGCCGGAAAGAATGATAAGATAATAGACAAACCCAGATACAAAAGCGATCTAAAAAAGGAAATAAAACTTATTTTAGGAGCTGTCCCTATGTATTTCTATGACAGCGATGGCAAAATTGCTGCCGGTTCTGTCCCAATGTCCGATATACCAATTTCGCTAGAATACTTTAATGCTTGGTTTGTTAAAAATGTGATAAAGCCTTTAAAAGATCATTATTATCTTAGAGATTTTATCAATGATTTAGCAAAAAACTTAATTGATAATGCTTTATCTCCAATGACCTTTGGTCCGATTGGGGAGCTTAATCAGTCTACTATCAGTTTTTCTACATTTGCGCTGCCGTTTCCCAAAGATGCTCCTGCTGTTTTTAAGGCGGGCAAGTTAGATAGGTCTCAAATTAAACAAGTCCCTTCTTATGATAATGATCACGGCGGCACCATCCTGCGACAATATTTTTTAATGTACTATAACAGTGGGGTGTCTAAAAAGATGCTTGGCCGGGAACGCCCTCAACCTGATAAAGCTGATGATGTGGGTGATACAGGGCGTGGTATTCTTCACTTTAAGTTTGGCTCTCAGCAGGGCATTGTCAAGAAGATGACGTTTGCGAAACAAGATATCCAGGGCGCACGAGAGGCAAGGATATTAAAAGCTCAAAAATCAGCAAGCAAGAACTTATTATTTTCTAACAAATATGACTGCAATGTCACACTATATGGCACAACGATGTTTAAGCCAGGTATGTTGGTGTACGTAGATCCAACCAGCTTAGGTATCCCAAATCAGGAAAACATAGCAAGAAATATGGGCTTAGGTGGTTATTACAGTATTGTTCACGTGGAGAACATTTCTGAGTCAGGAAAATTTGAGACCAATTTAAGAATGGTGTTTGAAGGTGCCGCAAACAGTTCTGACCACAATGAAAAGCCTTATGGAGTTTCGATCAGAAAATTATCAAGCCAGTCGGTATTTAAGGAGTATGGAACA